TTTTTAACGCTTTCAACTGATGTGCGTATGGTTTAGTTTTAAACTTGTAGTTCATATTTATTTCTTAACTTTCTATTGACTTCTATATCACAAAGTTTATATTCTTGTCAATGTCAGAAAGCATAAATTATAAAAGTATCAAAGAAACTCCGTCTACTGTATATGTTATACAAGAAATTGCAGGCACAAGAGAAGGTAGACCAAAAATAAATATTATGGGTGCATCACAATATGGTTCATTTAAATTTTTATTACCAGAGTTATCTCAAATAATTTTTTCACCGGGACCATTAATTATGAAATTAAGGCAAGGATTAAAAGATTATAGATCAAATGATTATTTATTACTTACTGGCGATCCTGCTATAATAGGTGTTGCATGTTCTATTGCATCAGATATTACTAATGGTAAGTACAACGTATTAAAGTGGGACAAACAAGAAAGAAGATACTATCCAATACATATAAACTTATACGAGAAAGGAAATATAAATGAGTGAAGACCTACAAAAAATGTTTATTGAAGATGCACCACAAGATGTGGAAAATCTTACTGGTGTAAACAACCTATCTAGTTTAGTTGTTGAACTTCAAAAACTAGAAGACGAAATTAAATTAGATGAAGAGAGATTAAAATTAAAAAAAGAAAAAGCAGATAAAATATCTAACATAGCTATACCTGAAATAATGGAAGCATTGAAAATGAAAACAATGAAATTAGCTGATGGATCTGCAATAGAAGTAAAAGAAATTTATAGCGCAACTATTCCTCTTAACAAAAGAGAAGGCGCATACAACTGGCTTCGAGAGCACGGCTTAGGTGATCTTATTAAAAATGAGATTACAGTTTCCTTTGGTCGTGGCGAAGACAACAAGGCGAGCGAATACGCAGACCTTGCAAAAGGGAATGGGTTCGAACCAACTCAAAAGTTGAAAGTCGAACCTATGACCCTCAAAGCATTGTTTAGAGAGCGTTCTGAAAATAATGAAGAACTGCCATCTGAACATTTTAACCTGTTTAAGGGAAACAAAACAAAAATAACAAGGAGCAAATAACATGAGCGAAGAAACAAGAGACGTCGCAAAAAAACAAGGTGGTGCATTAGCAACTTTGGACTTTGTTGCAGATTCAGGAATGGGTCTTGACAACATTGACAAAGGTGATCTTGCTTTACCTTTTCTGAAATTACTGCAAAGTATGTCAGATGAAACTAAGAAAAAACATGCTAAGTATGTCGAAGGGGCAGAGGCTGGTATGTTTTATAATACAGTTACAAAAAAACTGTATGATGGAGAAAAAGGAATAGAAGTTATTCCTGTGTTCTACAAAATGACTTACCCTGAGTGGGCACCTTTTGAAAGAAGTGAAGGTAGACCTATTCATCCAGATAGGGGTCCAAGCATTATGGCAGAGACAACTCAAAACAAAAACAGTAACAAGGATGTGTTGAAGAATGGTAATGAAATTATCAAAACAGCAAATCATTTTGTTATCATTAACGGAGAAAGACCTGAGAAAGCTTTAATGACTATGAAGTCTACTCAGTTAAAAGTCAGTAGAGGATGGAACTCTCAGATGGAAGATCAATTTGAGACAGATCCTAAAACTGGCAAGTCGGTGCAAGCACCTATGTTTTCAAGAATATACAGATTAAGGTCTGTTGAAAACGCTGGAAGCAACTTTAATTGGCATGGTTATAATATAGACATGTTGAAAAAAGTTGATAATGCCGGTCTTTACCAAATGGCCCGTGATTTTTATAACTCTTTAAAACACTCGCAGCAAAAAGCTGCCACAGTTTCAGGAGAAGATAAATCAAATTACTAGTTTCTCACTAGGAGAAAGTGGGCGCCAATGGGAGACTGGAGGCGCCCATTATAAGGGATCATTATGGTTAATGAATTTATAAAATTATTTTCTGGTTATGATGGAGATTTCGGTATTGCCGACATGTCCAAAGCTACACTAGACTCTGAAAAAAATAAAATAAAACCTGACTACGAGTGGTCTGGCAGACCAATTACACCACAAGATTACGAAAATCATATAAAAGGAAAAATATCTATTGGCATACAACCATGTAGACTGGATAAAACTGCACAGTTTGGTTGTATTGACATTGATCCTAAAAATTATGCAGACTTTAAAACTGAAAAATATTTAGCTTTATTTCAAAAATTTAAACTACCTCTGGTACCTTTAATGTCAAAGAGTGGAGGACTACACTGTTACATATTCTTAAAAGAACCTATACCAACATCAGATTTAATAGAAGCTTTAAAAGCTTTTCTGTTGCCGCTAGGTTTAAAACCTACCACAGAAATTTTTCCAAAGCAGAAAGAATTAAAGGAAGATGACAAAGGCAACATAAAACCAGGTAACTTTATTAACTTACCATATTATAATAATGGTGAGACACAGCGATATGCTGTAGATAAGAATAATTCTAAACTATCATTAGAACAATTTATACAATTAGCTAATGAATCTAAAATAGATAAAGACAAACTAGATTCTTTGGTAGACGAAACACACAAAAATATTTTAGTTGGAACTAATCCAGAGTTTGATGATGGACCACCGTGTCTTGCACTGTGTTCTAGAGTTAAACTAGATGATGGTAGAGATAGGTTTATGTATAATTACATGGTCTTTGCTAAGAAAAAATATAAAGATAAATGGCCCGACTTTGTATCAAAAGCAAATTACGAATACTTAGAATCACCTTGGGATAAGTCTAAATTAGATCAAAAAATAAAAGCATGGGACAAAGAAACAGCAGGACATACCTGTTATGAAGATCCAATACAAGACAAATGTATGCGTAGCCTATGTTATTCAAGAACGTATGGTGTTAAATCAGATAGTATAAATGTTTTTCCAGACATTACAGATTTTCAAATTATAAAATACGAACAGCCAGAATATAGATTTAATGTTGTAATGCCTAATGATGATAAAATAGAAGTTATCATACCTAATTTAAAATTAATGACTACACAAAAAGAAGTATTAAACTTGATCTGGGAACAAACAGGAATATATTTTGAGCCTATAAAACCAAAAGATTGGAGAGCAAAGTTAAATGATTGGAGAAAAAATTGTCAGAATATTAAGCCACCGGAAGGTACAAGCACTGATGATATTTTAGGTAATGAATTATATCAGTATTGTATTAATGGTCCTCAAGCGAGAGAAAGAATACAGATTAGATTAGGATCTTGTCTTACTGAGGAGGGTTTTCATTTTTTTAAATATCAATCTTTTCTTACACATCTTGGCAGTGATTGGAAAATTTCAAAAGAAAAAATAGGACAGAAACTAAAAGAGAGATTTAAAGTAGAATTTAATTATTCATTAAAGGTAGAAGGTAAGGTTGAGAAAGTATGTAAAGTAAAACAGCTACACATCGATAAGATAGAATACAAACCAGTAGAAAGAAAAGGAGATAACTATTAATGAGATACAAAGTTGTAGGACCACCAGGCACAGGGAAAACTAAAACATTGTTAGATAAAGTTAAACTATATTTAGATACAGGTATACCATTAGATAGAATAGGATACTTTGCATTTACAAGAAAAGCATCTGAAGAGGCAAGAGATAGATTTTTAAAACAAAAACCAAATCTTAGTAAAAAAGATATAAAATATTTTAGAACTCTACATTCGTTAGCGTTTAACAATTTAGGTTTGAAAGAAGAAAATGTAATGAATGAGTTACACTACAAAGCCATAGGTGAAACATGTGGCATACAAATTCAATATGCGTCTTACGAAAAAGATGCATGGAACGGTATCTTTTCTTCAAGCAGTGAATATTTAAACTTAATAAATTTAGCTAGAGTTAAAAGAATAACAACATTAGAACAACTAGATTTAAATGAGCATCTTGCAAAAGTAGAAAGAAATAAACTGGAAGCTATCGATACTGAAATAAAAAACTATAAAAAAACTTATGGTCTTATAGATTTTACGGACATGTTAGAAAAATTTTTAGACAAAGGAGATGTAACAAATAAATTAGATGTAATCTTTGTAGATGAGGCTCAAGATTTATCTAAAATACAATGGGCTATGATTGAAAAGATTGAGAAAGATAATGGCTGTGATGTTTGGATAGCTGGTGATGACGATCAAGCGATATTTGGTTGGGCAGGAGCTGACGTAGATTCTTTTATTGATTGGGATGCATTAGAAATGCCACTTAAACAATCAGAAAGAGTTCCAAGT